ATGTAAGAAAATATAATGTTCAGACTATCGCTTATTCAGCAAGGACTGCACAAGCCGTCGCAAGTCGGTTAGTTCCTGCTGGAATTCCCATTACAGATATGGATGGGGCGATATATGCTGAAAGTTGCGATCGATGGTTGGGGGCGATCAATAGTCATCGATTACAACATGGTGGGCAGGATGAACTGACCCAACAAACGCTTTCCGCTGCGAAACTACCCTATGGGGATGGGTCATGGATCATCGGAAGGCGTGCTAGTCGAGTGGCAGTTTGTGCAGCTGTCGCTTCGGCGTTAGCAACCTATTTTGCGACACAACCCGAAACGGAGATTGATATACAAGTCGGATAAATTGGACATTATGGTATATTATGTACTAATGGGATTATTCGATAGATTTTTAACAAATCAGACACCTCAAGATGATGTTGATGTAAAAGCATCATTAGCACCTTTTACAATTTCTGAAGCAATTTATGCTCAGACAAATATGGGCATGACAGCTACAAGACAACAAGCAATGAGCGTTCCAACAATTGCAAGAGCACATTCATTAATTTGCGCAACAGTTGCATCTTTGCCAATTGAGCAATACAACAAATTTACTGGCAGACATGAAGAACCAAATCGAGTAATTAATCAACCAGATCCAAGAGTTCCCGGATCAGTTATTTATTCTTATATTGCATCCGATTTATTTTTCTATGGAATTGCTTATGGTCAAGTTTTAGATAGTTATTCAAACACAGATGGTGCAAGAGTTAGAGCATGGACAAGAATTGATCCATTAAGAGTTAGCCCAGAATTAAATAATAATCAAACCGAAGTTATTGGCTATCGAGTAGATGGTGCTCAAGTACCTAATGCAGGAATTGGATCTTTAATTGTATTTAATTCTTTAGCAGATGAAGGTTTATTAAATCGAGCAGGTCGCACAATCCGAGCAGCTTTAGAATTAGAAAAAGCTGCGGAATTATACGCTAAAGAGCCAGTTCCTACAATGGTGTTGAAGTCAAATGGAACAAATTTAACTCCAGAGCGAATTACAAAATTGCTTGAATCATGGAAAGTTGCCAGATCAACAAGAGCAACTGCATTTCTAAATGCTGATGTTGAATTAACTGCGCTTGGATTTGATCCTGCAAAATTACAGTTAAATGAAGCTCGCCAATATGTTAGTTTGGAATTGGCCAGAGCGTGTGGCATAAGTGCTTATTTTGTATCTGCTGAAACGACCAGCATGACCTATTCAAATGCTACAACTGAAAGACGCGCATTAATTGACTTTACTTTGAAACCGCTTTTAGTGGGAATTGAAAAAAGATTATCAATGCCGGATTTTGTTCCATCAACTACAACTGAAGTTCGATTTGACTTAGATGATTTCTTGCGTGGCAATCCATTGGAAAGAGCGCAAGTTTATGAAATCCTAAACCGCATCGGCGCAATGAGCGTTGAGCAAATTCAAGAGGAGGAGGACTTAATCCGATGAAGATTAATTTCCCAATAACACTAACCGCTGCCGATAGTAAAAAAAGGACAATTTCAGGCACAATTGTAAAATGGAATGAAGTTGGTTCGACTTCAGCAGGTGCAACAGCATTTGAGCCAAATTCAATTGATTTTTCAAAGCCAGTTAAATTATTACTTGAGCATGACCGCACAAGACCAATTGGAAAACTATTAGACATCACAGCTGATGACAATGGCATTGAAGCTACTTTCAAAATTGCCGGAACTATTGCCGGAGATGATTCTTTATTAGAAGCTGCCGAAGGTTTGAGAGATGGATTCAGCGTTGGAGTTTCAGTTGATTCATGGGAAAACAAAGAAGGTGTTTTAACAGTTCAAGCATCTAAGCTCGTAGAAGTCAGCTTAGTTTCTGAACCAGCTCTACCATCAGCAAAAGTTTCTGATGTAGCAGCAAGCCAAACAACAGAGAATTCTGAGGCAACCGCTTCAGAGGAAACAAAACAGGAGGACAAAGTGTCTGATACCGCATCAGAAGCACCTGCCGCAACCGAAGCGGTAGAAGCATCAAAGCCTGAAGCAGCTACTGTGCAATTTACTGCACCAGTTGCTTATTCAAAGCCACGCGTTAATCTAAACATTACCGCTGGACAACATCTTAAAGCACAATATCTATCAACATTGGGTGATACCGATGCTCGCGATATTTGCGCAACAATTGCACACGCAACAACTTCAGAGAATGCTGGCGTAGTTCCAGTTCCTTATCTAACTGAGGTTATTGGCGTAATTGATAGCCGTCGTCCATTTATTAATTCAATCGGCCGTCGCGTATTACCTGCTGCTGGCACTAGCTTTAAAATTCCTACATTGGGAACTCAAGCAACAGTTGCACAAACAGCTGAGGCAGTTGAAGTTGATTCAACCGATACAACTATTACAAGCACAACTGTGAATGTGGTTAAGTTCGCGGGTGCTAATATAATTTCAGCAGAAGTTTTAGAGAGATCTGAGCCTGCTTACCTAGATCTTTTGGTACAGGAACTTTCTGCATCTTATGCTCGCAAGACAGATGCTTATGCAATTGCACAAGCTAAGTCAGGTGGAGCAACATCAGCCGGCGCAGCTGGCAAGGGTTGGGTTGGCGGAATTGCTAAGGGAATTGGCGATTCAACTGGCGTTATGACTTTTGCACCAAATGTATTAATGATTGATCCAAATGAGATTGCATCTCTAATCGGAGCAGTTGATACAGCTGGTCGTCCACTATTCGCAGCACTACAACCACAGAATGCAGCAGGAAACATTGCTCTTGCTCAAGGCATTTCTGGAAATGTAATGGGTCTAACTCTTGTAGTTGATCCAAACACAATTGATGGAGATATTTCTATATTCCCATCAGGATTTGCTGACTTCTATGAGGCAGCAGGTGCTCCAGTATCACTTCGTACAACACAGATCAGCACAATGGAGTTTGAGATTGGCGTATATGGATTCTGCGCATTCGCAAACAAGTATCCAACTGCTTATCGCAAGGTTGAACTTAACTAGTTAAACCCTTAATGCCTAGGGTTGCTCCCGATCCTAGGCAGCTAATAATGGGAGAATAAAAGGAGATGACATGCCAACCATAATTACAGCTACCGAGTTGCGATCTGTGCTTGGCGTGTCGTCTGCCTTGTATGATGACACTTATCTAAACGGCATAATAGATACAGCTGAAAATACAATTTTGCCAATGCTTGTTTCATACAAAAGCCCAGTTCAAAAAGTGTCGCTGACAGACAATGTCGCCACTTTCACTACACTTGGAATTCATGAATTTACGGAAGGACAATCAGTTGTCATCGCAGGATGCGGAAGCCCATACAACGGAACAAGAACTGTCTTGGCAGACAATCTTGGACAATATACCTTTTCGGCATCGATCACTAACGCCGATTTACTCGAAGTTAATGTCATCCCATCCGGAACTGCTACCCTTTCTAGCGCATCAACTTATGTTGGAAACCAATCTGTTCGATCAGCCGTTTTTGCTATCTCAGTCGAAGTTTTCCAATCAAGAGTTGCAGCAGGAGGACAAATAGAAGGCGTTGATTTTGCTAGTACGCCATATCGGATCGGGAGAAGTCTTTATTCAAGAGTAATTGGGATCTTAGGGCCTTATGTTGATGTTGAGGGAATTGCTCAATAATGCCAAGCACAATTCTTTCAGATATTCGAACACCTTTAGCAACTGCTCTTGCTGGAGTGGCTGGAAATGTTTATTCATTTGTTCCAGAAACAGTTATTCCACCAGCCGTGGTTGTAGTTCCTGATTCTCCATATCTTGAATTAGAAACAATTAACAAATCTACTATTCATACAAAGATCAATTTTACAATTTCAATTGCAGTTGCATATAACAGCAACCCAGCATCGCTTGATAATATCGAGCAATTAATAATGAGTGTTCTGGCAGTTATCCCAACAGGATATGTTGTCAGCTCTGTCGAAAGACCGACAGTTCAGCAAGTTGGTGCAAGTACGCTGCTAATCGCAGATGTTCGAGTATCTACCTACTACACACAAACAGCATAAGGAGAAATCATGGCAACAGTCGTAATTACCGGTCGTGATGTTGGTTTATCTTTC